GTATCACTAAATCTATTCAAGGTATCAGTATTATTTGTACTACTACCACTACTAACATTTTTGTTTGTACCACTATTAGTTTCTGTATTTTTACTTGTCCTATTACTTGTACCGCTACCCTCTCTACTCCTAGTCAAATCAACATCATAAAAAGGATTAAACTCAAGCAACTCACTTTTATACAATTGATTGTAATAAGGCATAATCTCATTGAGCTTAGCATTTAATGCAAGTTTCCACCTGCCTACAGTTTCATGTGCAATCTCTCTTGTGTAATAATGTTTCAATATCTTCCTGCATAAAACCTGTCTATAGTTTTCATCAAAGATAGGAAAGTCAAAGTTAAAAACCTTATTCCAACACTTATCTAAAATACTATCAATATTATCTGCACCCTCACTCTCACTCAAGCCTGCACTATTTTCACAGATAAATCTCACCTCTGTTGTATACTTACTCATTATTTTCACCACCTTTGCCTATATCAATCTCATTACTCAAATCTGCTTTATTAACATTATAAGTATCAAGCACCTGTATGTCCTCTCTATAATCAACACTAATGTTTAATCCAAACATTTTGTTAATCTGCTCACACGCCTGCTGTCTCATAAACAATCTTGAATACCTACTAGCAATAGTGCCACCTAAGTTTCTTTGTACTTCATCAGTAATCATTCTCTCTTTCTTCACAGTATTAACATTACTAATACCTAAGTACGTTAATGCTTCATTCCAATACTGCGTTTTTAAATCATACAACTTATCAGCAACATAAGGGCTTGTAGTATCAAAAGTCTTAATACCACTTAAATCTAAATTCTTATCACCGAAAATGAACGGTTCATTACCCATATACTGTGCATATAGATTTTTCATTACAACTCTCTGATTTTCAGTACATGTAATAATCTTAGGTGTTTTCTGCTGTATAACGTTTACATCAATAGTCCTCTGTATTTCATACAGTCTTTTACTCATTTCTTGCACATCAAGTATACTGTTAGTGTGTAGCATATTATTAAATATAATAACACTGTTCTTAGGGTTAAGTTTCATTCGATACCCATTTTGTGCAAAGGCTGTTCGAGTAACAGGTATTCTGTAAACATCAAGTGCACCACCAATCATAACTTTCAAGCCTAAATATCCCATTACTTCATCCTTAAAGAATACTGCCATTCCGTCATTGAAAAGAGCTAACTCTAAAAACCTTGCGTCAATTGTTTCCGGTAGGTTCTTCCAGTCAAACATTGATATGCTTAATTCTGTAAGTCTATTAACATACTGTAAATATGTTCTCTGATTTTCCAAAAACGCTTCGGTTTGTGCTTTTCTTCCTTTTCTACTCATTATCTCACCTCTTTTCTAATTAGGACTGTTATCTAATGAATAGTTACCTATTTCACTAGCATTTTTCCAAAATGTAATACCATTGTCAAAAATGTTCTTAATAGCTGTGACATCATTGTTACTACAACTATTTCCTATTAATTCGCAATTTTGTGTTTTAGTATAAGTCCAATGTGGTCTACTATGAGTGTTAGGTACTTTTACTCTTTTAGTAGCATATCCATATTTATCAAAGTATTCATCAATAATATGTGCATATTGTGGTGTTACCTGCATTTGTTTAAAATAAAAATCTTTGTTTCGTGTAGCGACATCAATTGAACCACTATTACTTCCTCTTGTTTGTGGTGGTTTACTGTATGCTAGCATAGCATCTATACCATTATCAACTATACCAGTTGCACCACTTAATGCTAATTCAGGATTAAAGCTACCCATTCCTGCAACAACTGTACCAGTATTTAATAAAGCTGACATAGTTAATTTACTAGCAGATTGTGCTAACCATGCTTTATAAGCATCAACAGACCATGCCACTTGTGGGAAATCGCTCATAACTAGTTTTTCAGAATAATTACCCTCATCAGCATTAGTACCATTATAACCCATAGGAACTAGCGCTATTTGTGGATTTCCTACAACACTTCCGTATAAAGCAAAATCACAAGTATTTTTTACAAACCATTCATATCTATATATTGCAGAGTTATCGCAACAATCTACTGCTAAATAGTTAAAAGGGTATGTTAATAATTTTTTATTTTTTGGTGTATAACCACCAATTGTGGTGTTTTTTGCCACTGCGTTTACTTGCACACTTGGTTGTGTAGTTGTTGTGTAAAAATCACTTGGCATTAAAAAAATATTTACAATGCTATCTTGTTTGTTAGCTTGTGTTGCTGTATCTAAATAAGTTAATAATGCTTGTACTTGCTCGTTGTTATCTACTCGCCCTGCTATATAATCTACACCACTAAATAAACCACCTTGATAGCCGCCAGTTTTTGTTCCCTCTTCTGCAAAAGTTGTTGCTATTACTGCACTATAACTTGCAAAATGCCCACTTTTACTTATAGCATTACAAACTATCGGACCAGTATCAATATTTTCTGTTACGATATTACTACCTGCATAATCAATACTGCTATGCTCTCTTTCAACAAAACTCTCTTTAAGAGTGCAGTCAAAAAGAAACCATGTTTGCATTACATCAATAGTAAAATATACATTACTAACTTTATCGTTTACATACTCAATATTAGTAATAAAAGCGTAAAACCATTTACTGCCATAGTTAGTATTTTGAAACATCATATAATTGCAATCATAAATACTTTCTGCATTAGCACTCATTCTCACAACGCCCTGCTGTCCATTAATCCTCTGAAAACTGGCTTTGTCCATAGTCTTGCTAACTTTACTTTCAAAGTAACTTTCCTGTTCACTTCTGCTTGCAAAATAAATAGTGTCTTTATAACTGCTATCTATTGGTACGCCACTGCATAATTTGATAACGCTATTAGGCTGTATCTGCATATCTTCACCACCTTTACAATAGCAGGAAAGCAATCACGCTTCCCTGCCATATTCATTTTACGCAACTGTGATAGTTGCTTTGCCAAACTTAGTACTATCAAACGTGCTAGTAGCTTTCACTGTAATAGTTTCTGTTGCATCACTATTAACTTTAAGCATACCTGTACTTGAAATACTAGCCTTAGCATTCTCTTCTTCAATACTCCAAATAACACTCTGTGGTGCATAGTTCTCAGTATCAACAGTAACACTTAACTGTAACTGACCACCTGCACTAACTGTAGCTGTACTAGTTGTAACTTTAACTGTCTTTACCGCAGGTGTACCTGCAACAAATACAGCATTGTTTGAGAACGGAGAAACGCTAAATGTTTTCCATACATGATACCAGTAGTTCCAATACAGACCCTCACCATTATACTGCTCTGTAAAGTTCTGATAGTTGTCGAATATCATAAACCAGTCACTATCTACCAATACACAAGGTATAGCGTCAAGTGCTTCAAGTTCTGCTTTTTCTATCTTTGTATAAGTTGGGTCATCAGCAAAGAGAATATTTAATCTCTCAATGTCTAAATCACCGAAACTATCTACAAGTACACGATGTCCGTCAAACTCTGCTTTATCCATATTGAAAGCACTTGCAAGTACTTCAACATTCATGGTAGCATCAAACTTTGAATTGACTAACAAATACTGCTCCTGCTTAGGTGTATGGTTCATAACTCCTGCAAGGTTATTCTTTGAATTAAGGAAAGTAAACTTGTTTGATACTCCCTTAATAGTACTAACAATGCTATTCATATTTGCACTGTTAATAACAGGAATAGTAACTGGGTTCATCAGTCCATTTAATATATGCTTTGCAAGCATATATTTCATAGTCTGAAACTCGTCATAGTTAGCACCAGTATACATAGCATCTACAATCTTAGCAATCAAATCTGTAATGCCATCAATAGACAGAAAAGCCTGTCTTAACTGGTCATTTGAGATTGTAGCTTTGTAGAACTTCTGATAGTTCATGATATGAAACGCACTGCGTACATCAGGAATTTCACGCTTGAATACATTGGACTCTGCAACCTGTGGGTCAAACTGAAACGGTTTAGCAATATTAACAAATACCTCTTCGATAGACTCACCAAACTCGAGCATACCTTTTTTAAACATAGCCCATGGATTGTCATATGATTTGCTTGTTAAAATTACTCTACCTATTCTGTTTACAAGAGCAGATAAAAACTCATTCTGCAAAGCAGGATAGTCCATGATTACTGCGCCAATTTCTCTGATTGAGTCAGAGTCAGCTTTAGCCTGCGGCACATAATCTCTGTAGTTTGTGCTTGCGTTGTTTCTTATTGCATTTAAGATATCAACGGTTGAATTAGTAAGTGTCTTAATTTTTGGTTTTGTAGCCATAATTCTTAGCCCTCTCTTTCTTTAAATAAATCATCAAAGGAAATATCTTTACCGTCATCAGTAATATCTTCCTTTTGTTCCCTTAATACTTCATTAGAGTCTATACCCTCTTTGCCCTCAAAAAATCGTGCTTTATATTTTTCTCTCCACTCATTGTCATTCTGTTCGTATTTTGTTTTCCAATCAGTAGTATCACTTGCACGTGCTTCAAGGTCATTGAATGTATCAGTAAAATTTTCAATCATGGTAAGCGTATTATCATCAGCGCTATCTCCTGCTAATTCTTTTACTGCACTCATAAAATCATCATGTGAAAGTACTGCCATTTTTCTCACCTCTTTTCTATTTAAAATAATGGTCTGCACATCATCCAAACTGGCATACGTTTTCGTTTAGTCGGTGTAGGTGGTGTAGGTGGTGTAGGTGGTGTAACACCTGTTAGGTATTCATACCATGCATTAGCATATGCAACTCTTTTTTCTGCTACCTCTACACCTGCTCTCTCACGTTCTATGAGATATGCCATACATGCTGTAGTTACATTTGTAAGCTGTGAAAATTCTTCACCTGTATATGGGTAACCTTTAGCAGGTTTAGGTATCCATTGACCACCATAACCATTTATTATTTCATCCCACATTAGCTGTGTCTGTATTTCACCAGTAGACCAATTAGCACCGTGTGCAGTTGCATAATCTGTTAGGTTACTGCTAGGTGTCCATTGTATCAAACCCCAACCACTACTTGCACTTGCTGTTTGTTTCATACCTGGGTTAATGTTGGACTCCTGCTGTAAGTTTCCTAACATGCCTGCTACACTTTCAATGGTAAAACCTTTACTGTTGAAATAACCATAAAATTCAGTAGCATTATTTTCCATTTCTGATTGTGTTAAATATGCACTTACTCCTACTTTAACTATCCATGCCATTATCTTATACCTAAACTAAAAAGTTTATTCCATGTGTTTTTACCACACTTACCATCAACGCTTAGTCCATAAGCTACCTGAAAATTTTTGCAAGCTCTTACACAACCTGCGCCATATTTTGTATCAATGCTACCAGTATAATAACCTAACTTTGTCATAAGTATTTCAAATACTGTTACATCATTATTTGATGAACCTCTCTTTAATAAATTCATATTGTAATCTGCACTTCCTTTATTTTCATTATAGCGTAAATGATAATTCCAACCATAACTAGGTGTGTAGTATTTTCTTATACATATTTCTTTACCAGTTTGGTCTCCTGCTTTACGTCCTTTTGTAGTTCCATTTTCATCAATACTTGCATGAACTATATGTTCGCTATCTGTTGAAACACAAACATGATGTCCTACAGCTAAGTGAATATCACCCTTTTGAAAAGGTCTGTTACAAGAAGTAAAGCCACAACGTTTTAACTGTTCATACAAATTTCTTGTTGTACTGTTTACATTTACATTGAAACCTGCTGTATTAAGTGCGTGTCCAACTAACGAGCTACAATCAAAGTCTGGATTACCACCTCTGTTAATCTGTGAATAGCCATGTGAATTGTCATTTGCTATTGCAATCATATAATCTGTATATGTGTCAACTTTACTCATTCTTATCACTTCTTTCTACGTTCAGAATGTCACACAATTTCTGCAATACAAGTGTGTTTTCATTTAATGCCGTTGTAAACTTATCTGTTTCTGCTTTGTGACTTTCATCCAGTTTCATACAGTACCATGCTAAACATAAACACATTACTATAGGAAAACCGACTGTTGTAATAGCCTGCAAAATAGCCTGCATTGTTTCCATACCCTCACCGCCTTTCTTTTATTCTCTTTTTAATTATATCATATTACTTGAAATATTGCAATAATTATGTTATAATAAATTGAGATAAATATAGGCAAATTTAAGAAAAGAGTGCAACAATATGAATGAAAATAAATACTATGACGGCACCAAATTGTTATCAATGAAAGACATAAATGGATTAAAGCCTGAACTGTTTTTATGTACTACCAATAGAAGTGGTGGTAAAACAACTTATTTTGGCAGACTATTAATAAATAGATTTCTAAAATATGGTAAAAAATTCTGTTTGATTTATAGGTACAATTACGAGCTTGATGATGTATCTAATAAGTTCTTTAAAGATTTACAAACATTATTTTTTAGAAACTATACTATGGAAAGTGAACGTTGTGCAAGTGGTATCTATCATAGTTTGTTTTTAAATGAACAACACTGTGGTTATGCCATTAGTTTAAATAGTGCAGACCAGTTGAAAAAATATAGTCACTTACTTAGTGATACTGATAGTATGTTATTTGATGAATTCCAGAGCGAAACTAATCACTACTGTAGTGATGAAATAAGAAAATTTATTAGTGTACATACGAGTATAGCAAGAGGACACGGAGAACAGGCAAAATATTTACCAGTATATATGTTAAGTAATGCTGTTAGTATTATTAACCCTTATTATGTAGAGTTGGGAATATCTGAAAGATTAAACAGTGAAACTAATTTCTTAAAGGGAGATGGATTTGTACTGGAAAGTGGTTTTATTGAAACTGCTAGTAAAGCACAGAAAGAGAGTGGTTTCAATAGAGCATTTAAGAATAATCAATATGTCGCTTATTCAAGTGAAAATGTGTACTTAAATGATAACACTGCTTTTATTGATACACCAGTAGGAAAAGGAAAATATGTTGCAACACTAAGATATATGGGCCATGATTATGCTGTGAAACAATACAGTGAGCAGGGCTTCTTATATATTGATGATAAAGCAGATAGTACTTTTAGAAATAAAATAAGTGTCACTATTAATGACCACGATATTAATTATGTCATGTTAAAACAGAATGATTTATTTATTAGTCAGTTAAGATACTATTTTGAAAAAGGCTGTTTCAGATTTAAGAACCTTAAATGCAAAGAAGTCTTATTTAAGACTATCAGTTATTAGGTATCTGCTGTTGTATGTTCACTTGATACTGCTAGGTAGCACGTTTGAAAGATAACGCTAGTATGTATTGTCGTAAATGCTGTGCGCTTGTGTTCTGCAATAGTTATAGATATAGAAAAGGCAAGAGTTTTTTACTCCTGCCTTTTTGCTTTATTTGTAAAAATGATTGTGTATATCTGTTGCAATTAATATGTTTAATGATAGCACAATTTCTCTTGTATCTTTTTCCTTTATAAAATCATATGAAAGTAACTTGGAAATGTATAAACCATTTAAACAATATTCTATTTTATATTGCTCTGTGTATGGTACATCATAAAACTCTATTGAACCTTTAAATCTTTTGCGTAGTTCCTGCACTACTTTTTTCATTTTATCATTCATATTATTACACCCCTATAAAATCATCACATTCGTATCTATACTTACAAGCAAAGCATAAATAATTACATTGTTTGTGTATAAAATATTGCTTTATTTTTCTTGCTACCATTAATATAATTTTTATAAGTAATACCACCATTATTGATAATATTAATAACTTAATCAATAATTTGTTTAACAGAATATTTCACCTCATTTCATATGTCGTGTCCACCAGTAATACACCGCCTTTAATTCTTTTTGGTAATAATTTTCCAGGGACACATAAACCAACTTTAAAATCACTGTAGTCTCTTTTTGTTTCTAAGAATTTTAATTCACTTTGTGTATAATTATCACTCTCCTTTACTTTATATCCCTGCATTGATTTGTCAAATAAATCTTTACATTTCTGTGGCATACCTGCACATTTTATATCGTTGTATGGTTCATCAACAGGTATTAAATCATTGTGCGTTATGTGTTCTATATATGTTTTCTGCCTTGTAAAAATAGCTGTGTCCCAACTGCTCTCTAATTTCCAACAACAAAACTTTACAGGGTCTACTGTTATTCCTTTAATCTTATCAGCAGGCAAGTCACAATGTATACTATCAGTATCAGCATAAATAAATCCTGCTTTGTCTACTCCGTAATAATTTTTTTGAGCGGCTGTTATCGTAAAGTTACGTGCATATGATGTTATTGCACTACCAGTTGCTATATGTCCTACCTTTTTGTTATTAGCAGGTACAATGTAAAAGCCTATACTTTCATCATCTTTTACATACGCAACTTTAAAACTACTATTGGAACTACTAGCAAGTTTGCCGTAAAGATTATTGAGAAACAATTTAGCTTCTGTACGCTTTGCACCTTTACTGTTCATTTTAATTTCTGCATAATGATTGATATAATTATCAAATATACCTATAGCAGAATAAAACCAACATCCGTCTAAGATTTCAAAATCAACTAGTTCATAGTGATTTAACATTAGTTTATAATCTGTCATTGTTACTGTCATTATTTGTGCAGTATCTTTTATGTTACCATTAATATCTTTATAGTATCTATTGTAGTTTCCGTTTTTATCTAATACATCACTAGTTGTTAATGACTCTGTACCTTTATATAAATGATTACCTTTTATTTGAATAAATGGTAACATATTTTCTTTAATATAAAAGCGTGTTTTTATTCTTAAGAAATAATATTTATTTTCGCCTATTGCTTCGCTAGGTATTATATTACCAGTCCAAAAATATGGTTTACCTATTGGAAAATAATTACCACTTTGCGAGTGCATCATACTAGGATATAAAGAGTTTACATCAGCTGTCACTCCGTTATGTCTAACAATATTTTCTTTTCCTTTTACTAAATAGCACCAGCCCCCTCTATAGCTGTGTCGTATATATTCGTCTGCATTTGACGAACCATAAATATTTTTATCAAGTGTAAATTCATCAAGCGCAGGGAATAAATCATTATAATCATAAGCGCCTAAAGAATTTTTATATTCTGCTACACAACATGAACCTATTGTAAGTTTATTGTGACCGTCATTGAATAACTGTTCTAGTGCTTCTTTAACTACTAATACGTCATTAGCTATATAACGTTTTTCGTCATCAGTTATATTACATCCTGCATATCTATAGCCATTATATTCCATGTCTAATTTTTGATGTTTTGTTTTAAAAGATTTACCTATTTGTTTTACTGAAAATGGTAATAGTTTTAAGCTATCTCTTAGTTCAATAAAATGATTATTAACTTTAATAGTAACCATATACCATTGGCCCATAGATGATATAGTATATCTGAAAGTATTATTTTTCATGTATTTTTCTTTTATAAATTCGCCTTGAGTGCCGTCCTCATTAAATGACTCGTAGGCCTGTTCATATTTTAAATCCGTTAATAAATATGACAGCCAAAAATTGCCATCAAATTTAAGGTTATGATAATAAGCTATTATGTCACAATCTAACGACTTAAAATAATTAAACTGTTCATCAATAGAATGAAAAATCTGAACGTTCTCTGTATATAATTCTACGCTTGCACTCGCCCATACTTCTGTAGATTTTTGCCCTTTATATACTGTAGTCTCAAAATCACACATGAATTTTCTATAGTTTCTCATATATTATCTAAATCAGTAAATCCAAAATATTCATTAATATCATTAGATTGTATTGCTGATATGCGTGACATATCGTGATTTGATAATAAAGGTATTAAATCTTCCGTCTTTGCCTGCACTACTTCTGAATATACACTCTCATTTATACTATCTATTGCTGATATAATTTCTTCTTCATTTTGTTGTAAATAATATTCATACTGTTCATTTCCAAAATCTTCTTGCATTTGTTTTATAATTCCTAAAACAGTATAATAAAAATTTTCGAGATTATAATCTATAGCTTCACCACCATGTGTGTATGTCTGCTTTTTACTAGGTAAAGCTTGTAATCTTGAAATAATACTATCTGTAACTGTATAGGTTTCTGCACTTTGTCGTTGTGCTATTTCTGATTGCAAATTCTGTAAAGTATCTTGTGTTATTCTTTTTGGAAAAGATTTTAAACCTTGCGTAGAGATACCTTGATGCTGTGCTTTATCTAATATAGATTGATATGCTTTTTGATTTTTGGTAAGTTTTTTTGCCATACTTTTTATTCTCCTCCCTAAATTATTAAGACCCTTGCTAACTTAATAGCAAGGGTCAGCAGTAAGATAAAATTTTATTTTACTGATTTTACATCAAGTGCACAATCAATATATGGTCTGCCTGCCTTTGTTGTACCACTGATTTTAATAATACTAAATGATTTACCATGCATGATATTAGTAATGTTATCAAAACTACGCTTGAAAGTAGCTGACTGGCAAGAGAATACCTCATTGGCCGGTGTAATGATTGATAAAATATCAACACTATCTCCATTCTCTTTTTCATCTGTGAATGACAAATAGCCTGCCACTGCAATACTTGTGTTGTCATCTACATCCTTAAGAGACTTGATACCTCTATCTAATGTCATTAAGTACTGCTCTACCTCTGTAAAATCTTTTGACTGTGTATTAATTGTAATTGCCATGATTGTTTATCTCCTTTTTTCTTTTTATTCTGCGTCTACCTGCTCTGTTTCAATCTCTTTACGTGTAGCAGGGTCAAGTATCTTTGCACCTGCGATAAAGTCTGCTTCATCCATGCCATAAAGTTCATTGACCTCTTTGAGGTTGCGAATTGCAACAATAGTGCAATCATCTGTGTTGTAAAGTTTTGACACTCTCTTAAGTGCCTTGGCTTTGTCATCAATCTTGCCAGTAAGAATAAACTCCTTCTCGAATGTTTCAGCCGTCTGTGGATTTACGCATAAAGCTGTGATAGATGTTGAAATAATTGTACGTGTAATCATTGGTTTTCTCATAGTCTTTTTTCTCCTTTTCTTTGTGCTATGATTTGTAAAGTTAATTGTAATAAAATTGTAACACCAATAGGTGTAATAGCCAAGTTGATTTTTGCAATCTGTTTTAGTGATAACTTATTATCTCTTGACTATCCAACAAGATATAAAATCGTCTAATCTGTGACGAATTGTAATTTTACAATCCTGACGATATATAGTTTCTATAGTAGCACCAGTTCTATCAGTTTCAACTATAACCTTTTGCGTATTAGGGTCTGTGATAAGCTGTGCGTATAAATTTTCTATCATTGTTAATCACTTCCTTTTTTCTTTGAGGAGTCCGTACTATTGTCTTGCAATAGTACGGTATCATAGTATTAAAGCAAACGTATTGTAAGAGATGTATTACCTCTTTACATATTATATAGTACAGTATAACTGTAACTATGCTATGTCTAAATTATGAACATTTTATGAACTTTTCCACATTTCAGTTTTCTATAATTTACGAAAATTTACGAAAACTTGTGCAAATTATCGATAAATATGCTGTACCATTTTATGATAATAATACATATAAAATATATTACATTGTTTCATAAATTCTTTTTCTTCACAATCTATTATTTTTGTAAAAGATAAATATTCTATTTTATACTTTATTAAATTAAATAACTGTGTTATTATTCTCCTACTATTATTTTTACCAATTATCATTGTTTCAAATTGGGAGTATTCCTTGCGAATTATTCGCTCTAAAAAATGTTTTCTTTTCTGCGTCATAATATATTATCTCCTTTACACTAACACCTAATTTAAACGCTTATGCATGTCATTAATTGTCTCTTCTAATTTAATACGCTCGTGCATTTCTTTCATACACATTATCGTATAATAATTATTTAAACAATACAGTTCTTTATATTCACCATATACTAAATCTGTATAAGAATTTGTTATATTTATTAAGACCATTATATCAGACTTAAAACTTTCTTTGGTTATATACCTAATACTCCATATAACTTTTCTAATGACTCTATATCTGTGATATATTATTTTACTTTTAATTTTATAAAAGTTCATATTATAAAAAATCTCCTTTCAACTATTTTATGATATAACTTTATTATATTGTCCGATATTTCTTTTGATGATACACCAGTCAGCATATCATAATCGAGTGCATCAAGGAAAACACGCTTTTCGCCTAGTTCAGTCGTTTTAATTATGATATACCACATATCCTCTATGTTAGCATACCCATAAAACACCTTGCCTTTTACCTTTTTAGCAACCTTAGTTGCTATCTCTATTACGAAATCCTCATAAACATTATCGATTTCATCCTGTGACATTTTTCTATTTTTGTGTAACATGATTTGTAGCTCTTTTCTATTCTTCTATATCTACATATAATATATTTCTTCCTGCGCTTTTAAATTGCAAAACTTTCATTTTTAACAACTGTTCATTATCCAAAATCTGTGATTTTGAGTAAAACTCTGTAATATCATACTGAATATCATGCAGACAAAACCTTATTGTTGCGCTTAACTTGACTAACGTACCTAGTTTTATAAAATTTGTCATATTTTCACCTCTTTCATTATTTACTATATTCAGTTGTAAAGCCTATACGTGGACTTGCACCACGCTGTGCGCTTTGCGCTTAGGCTGTGAAAAAATTTTTATGATTTTAAATCTATTATTATGCAACTATATCCTTCGTCCTCTACTGAATAAATAGTATCTATCAAATAATCAAAATATCTATTAGGAATATCTCTAGCCAAACCGTGCCATTCTTCAATTCTATATTTTGTACTAAAAACTATTTCTTCAGTGCTCAATAGTACTCTATATATGTCTTGCACTGTCAAATTATTTCACCTCTTTTCTATTTTCGTCAAGCTCAACTGCATTTTCTAAAAAATCTTTTTCAGTAATACCATATAACTTTGAAGATTTCTCAGCGTTTACAAGTTTTAAGAATTTTGCACTATTGTTATAATCTATAGCAAAATACTTTTCTATATCCTTGTCACTTAAATCCCCAATATATGACTCATTTAGAGTTATTACTTCATTAGTATCTAAATTAAAAGCCATAATCTCTGCATTAGTTGTTGTGATTGTTCTTGTAATCATTTTTTCTTTTCTCATAGTTTTTCTCCATTTCTTTTTGTGCTTGTTTATTTGTTACTTGCTGATATTGCTATCAGTGATACAAAGGAGTCGGAGTTGCACCGACTCGTTAGCTTTAAGCTAACCAAAACTCTTGACTTGTTTTAGTTATATAAATACAACCTATAAATCCGTGTGTTTTGGTGTCGAAAACATCCATACGAATTGTGAACATAAAGGAATTATATGATTGTATTGTCATATTGACTATTTGATACTCTGGACTATCAGCATTCAAATACCAGTTAAACCACTGTCTATATATCTCTTTTTTGTCTTCGCTAGGTCTTGCATAGCAATCCGTTAATATACGGACTTGTGTAATAGGGTGCAATTCACCTTTGATATGTCTGACTTTAAAAATTTCCTTATTCAATTCAATATATCTCTTCATATCAATTACCTTTAGTACTCTCTTTGAGTACCCCTTTCCTTTATCTTTAAG